TTGGGCGTTAATTTCATTGCGGCTTAAATGCGCGGCGCAATGCTTCGTGCGCCAAATTAAGCTCGTCTTGTAAGCGGTCTGCCTCGGCTTGCAGCTCAACAATGCGGTTGTTTAACTCCATAACTAGGGCTTGCTCGGCAGCCAACTTGCGCGCTATTTCCATGCTGTGTTGGCGTACGTCGCGCAAGTCTTGTGCGTAGCTGTAGTTGGACTTGTACCGGGTCATTTCATTATTCCAATAACCTTGGTGGCGTCGCTTGCCGTAAGCGTCTCTAGTATGACGTCGTTACGGCCAAGTATTTCGTGCAGCTTTTCTAGTAGCTCACCCTCGTCGTATTCGCGGCCCTTGGCTAACGCTTTAATAAAGTTAATTTGTTTTGCGCTTGCAAAATTGCCGCTTGGTGCTTGGTCATTCAGTACGGCTTTTGAGCCTGCTACCGCTCGAGTGCGCTCGGGGCGCATTATGTCGCCGTCGTCCTCTTGGCGGGCTAGCACCTCGTTTTTGCTGGCGATGCTTTTGTTAACGCCAAAACCCATATAGCCAAGGGCGCGGCCTAAAGCGCTGGTCATGCCCACCATAAATTCCGAATTTTTTGTGTATGGCGTTTTGCCCGGGTATGGCTCGGCAGCTGTAGCAATTGCTGGTAGCGCGTCGTCAATGTCGCGGTACACGGTTACGGTGCAGCGGTAAAAGCATGAGCCGTCGGGCATTGTGACTACTTGCGCGTCAGTTTCTTGTATGCGTAGGTTCGGGTATTTTTTTAGTGCTTCCGTTAAACGGGTTGGCACGTCTACGTAGTTGTCAATGTTAAAGGCCATTAGATACCACAATCTCGCAATTTTCTACGCTTAACACTTGCATTGCTTGTGCGTATGCTTTCGCGGCGTATGGTGCGTGTGGTGTTTTGTTTACGCCAGCTGCCAACACGTTTAACAACCATTCGCCCGCGTCTAAATCCTCGGGGTCGTAATCGTGCATAGTTACTAGCAACGTAACTTTTTGTAGTTGCGTATTGGGTGTTTCTACTTTTTCTTGCATGTCGGGTTTTCCTTTTCTAGTCGGGTCAGTATTTATAGCACACGGGTATTACGCGGTTGGTAAGTCTGCCATTGTCCATAGTTTGTAGCTTTTAACCCAATAACTACCGCCGCTGTTGTCGTCATGCTCGACGTGCTGCCAAGCCAACTCGGCTATTTGCCAGCCGTACAGCCAGCCGACCAAGTTGTATGTATCGGGTAGTAAAAGCTGCACAAGCACAAAAGGGCTGTTGGGGTAGCGGTCTATTTCTACGCCCGGCACAATGAGGCTTACGACGTCGTTAGTGCAATCCGTGGTTTTAACTTGGTAAATGTCTACGTCGCCAAGTAGTGCGTTGTGTTCGGCGCTGCCTAAAAGTGTTACGCCCGGGTGCTCAATTAGGTAGTGGTCGGCAAATACTATTTCGCCTAACGCGCCTATTGCTTCGCGGCCTGCCCTAAATTGTTTGCGCTCGCTGTTAAACGTGTTGGCACACTCTTTGCGTTGTGCTGCAATAAATTTGGCGTAATCCTTTTGGGCTTGGCTAATTGTGCCCGTGTCGGTCACGCGTCGCCGCCTAACGCCTCTATTGCTAGCTCAATGACAAACGCGCGCGGGTCTTCAATACGCACCATGTCGGTATGTAGCGCCCGCAATTCGCCTTTTAGGTGGTAAAGGTGCTGGGCGTGTTTGCTTTCCACGTGCGCGGGTTTTACTAGGTCGTCCAAAATGGTAAACATTTTGCGCGTTGTTTCGCTAATGCCAATTTCGGGGTATTGCGCTTGGTAATGCTCGTAGTTGCTCATGTCGGGTTGTCTTTCGTGTCGGGTTAGTTTGCTGTTTTCCATGGTAGCCAACCGCTGTTACGCCAAATAGCAACCGCGGCTCGCACGTTAATTTGCGGGTCAAAAAGTTGGGCGCAATCGTCCAAAATGCCTTGGGCTTGTAGCCAGCCGGTAGGCCAGTACGTCGAGGGTTTGCACCAAAAGTAATTTAATTGGAAATAGCCAGCGCTACCGCCCATTGTGTCGGTTGGGTTGAAAGCGTCATGGGTGCAACGGCTCTCACGGTAAGCAACCTTTAACGCTGTTTCCATTTCGGCTACTGGTAAGCCCTCAAGCGCAAGCAGGGTGCCAACGATTGTGCAGCTGTCCACGTTTACGGTGGTGGTTGGTGCCGGCACGGAATAGGGCACGTACACGGTGCTTGGTATGGTGCTTGCTGGTTGGTCGTTAGGCGCGTTTAGAGCGCTTGTAGCGGCCGCAAACCCTAAAAGGGCTGTAACTATGCCTATTACTAATTTGGTGCCTGTAATCATGGTTTTACCTCGCATTGGTAAGGGACGCCCCACGAGCCGCTAGCCAAAGTTTTAAAAGCTAGTTGCGCGTGTAATACGCGGGCTGTGTCGGCGTCTCGGAATAGTTGAAACATGGCCTGTTGGCCGTTGTCGAGTGTCGTTATGTAGCACTCGTACAAAAAGGTTTGTAGCTCGTCTGTCATTAGGTACCTCTAGCTTTCCGTCGGTAGCCCAACGGTAGTGCAGGGTGCTACGCGGTTGGTGGATTATCCCCGAACACCAATAAAAACGCGGCTTCGACGGCTTGCGGGTTGTCTGCCATGGCGGGCGTTATTTCGACGTGCCACCAATCGCCACCGGGGGCGCCGCTAATAGAGGGTTTGCTGTAACTACTCCACGCTTGACGGTCACAACGCCAACCACGGCCAAAAGGTTTTGGAAAGTAATCTAAAATTGCTTGGACGCCTAGCGCGTTGGCGTTGGCAACAACCTTGTTAATAAAATCAAGCGACGTTTTGCGGCCTGTTGGTACACCCTTGTTTTTGTCTGCCATGTAGCGCCAGCTCAAGTCAACGGCGCGGCCCGTGGCGTGTACTGACAAGCTGCCGGGTTTGCCTTTCATGTCACGCTGGCCCCATGAGCCGTTATTCCATAAACTTTTGTTGCTGTACTTAATCGCGCACCTAATCCAAGCGTCCATACCGGCACGTGGCGCGGGTGAGGCACCGTCGGCGTTGCCTATGTAATCTCGAGCGCCAGCAACACCCGGCTTAGCTTTAGCAACAACCATTATTTAGGCGGCTCGGGTTTGCTTTTTAGGCCGTTAGACGCGACAAGGCCCGAAAGGGTGCCAGTAAGAAACACAAGCAACGTGGATAGCAAGTCAATTAGCTGTGCGTCTGTAGGGGCTTGTTCGAGCGGCTGGTCTATGAACAAAACGCCGTATATAAATGACATCACCGTAAAAGTAAAACATACTGCTAACAAACGGCCGACAAAAACTATTAGCGACGCGTTCATTTGTTCAGGGGTTTTATCCATTTTCGCAACTCGCTTTCGTAAAGCATTTGTACTCAATATTTGTTTTAGAAAATGTGCAGCCATTTAATACCGCCGCTACGACTGCAACCATAAAAACAAGGGCCGCATACTTAAGCCACGGGCGGAACATACGGTTCGGGTTGTGGTGGTGGCGTAAAATCTTGTGTTAACGGGTCGTAAATGTAATCTATGCCAGCGTAAGTTTTGCCGGGCAAATCATAAAAGGTTTCTACCCATATGCCCGAATAGCGTTCGGGGTTTTCTGCCATGAATTCGGCTGTTACTACGTGCACGTCAATTACTACGTTGTCGTCGTTTAGTTGTGCAAAATATTGTGCGGTCATACCTTAAACCTTACGTAAACAATTCCGCTAGCACCTGCACCGCCGGTTACACCGCCGCCGCCGCCTGAACCTGTGTTGGCTGTTGCTGTTCCACCTGTTGCACCACCGCCTGCGCCTGCGCCGCCTGTACCTGCCGCGCCGCCTGAAGTCGAACCATAACCGCCGCCGCCACCGGCGCGGACTGCCGCGGCCCCACTAATAAAGGGAGCGATATCCGTTCCGTTACCGCCTGCGCCGCCGACGCCTGACGCACGATTACTGCCAGCCGACGACGAACCGCCACCGCCACCACAAGAGCTAGGACTAAAGCCACCGTTACCGCCAATAAAACCGCCAAGCGCTAAAACAGTTCCACCGTTTCCAGCGATACCACCGCCACCGCCACTAGCGCCTGACTGACCGTAACGACGGGCAAAGTTTGCATCTTCGCCACCACCACCGCCACCGCCAGCGGCAGAAATAAAAGAACCGATTGCGCTAGTCAAACCTGATTCGCCCCAACCGTTGTTGCTAGTAGCACCTGCACCACCTGCGCCAACATCAACTGCAATAGTTGCGGCTGGTAGATAAACAGTAGTTGCCGCTGCAATACCCAAAACTTGGCCTGCGCCACCACCGCCACCTGATGAACCACCGCCTGCGCCGCCTGCAATCATGCAGACATCAAACAAGCCAGCCTTTGACACAACAAGATTGTCATCGCTGCTAAATGCAAGCAACGTGTAATTTATGCCGCCAACAGTAATGCTCGACGAAGTTCCACCTGTTGCTGTTCCATAACTTGCACCGCCACCGCTAAAAAAAATAGCAGCACTAGCACTTGTAAAATAAAGCGTGCCACCTCCATATTGTGCCAATGCTAAAGAGCCAGCCGTAGTTACTGTTGCTGTGCCAGCCGTAATTGTGCAAGTACCGGCACCAATGTTTTGTATAAAAAGGTTGTCGCCCGCTTGGAATAGTGAGGTGTTAACGGTAATCGTTGTTGCGCCTGCCGCGTTCATTTGTACGCGTTTGCCAGCGTCGCCAGCGACTAGCACGTAGCTAGCGGTTTGTGCGTTAATGGGTACGTTAAATGTCGAGTTTAGTTGTTCGGCCGTTAAAACGTTGCCGCTAACAAAAGGGTACGGGGTTGTTGCCATATTGGTTACTTTATCCTAAAACGGGTTGCGGGTCGGTTATTCCTAAAATGCCGTAAATTGCGTCGTCCAAAATAAATTCGTACACAATCACCGTAGGGCTGGTACTGATTAAAACGCTATGCCCGGTAGCAAAATTTAGGCGGTGCTCTATGCCCTCTATGGCTAGCTCTTGGGCTAGTTGGGTTGTTGTTAGCCCTGTTTGAAAAGACTTTTCTATGGTGATGGTGTCGCCAATTTCGAGGGTGGCTACCGTGTCGCGTTGTGCAGCTGTTAGGACGGTAAACGTCGTTTCTACTGACGTGTAGCGGGCCTCGGGTTGGCCGTTTAGTAGGTAGTCGGCGGCGTCGTCTATGGCTGTTTGCTCGTGTAAAAGGCTGTTGCCAATGTTGGTGGTTTGTATGAAGTACGTGGCAATGCTGCCAGCGTCTATAGCGGTGGCGGTTTTGTCGTCTAGCCCTGTAACTACGGCTCGGTTTATCACTTGGTCGGCTTCAAACGATATGCCTACGCCCGTAAATTTGAGGGTGCCTAATGCGCCGTCGTCGTGGAAATCTGCCGAGCTGCCCGCAAGGGTGTTGCCGATACGGTTTTGAAAAGTTAAAACGCCTGCTCGAGACATAAAGAGCCGCCCAAATTCGGCGGTGTCGTTTATTTGGGTTAAATAACTAAGTGCGTTGGTACCGGCTGGCACGGTGTAGGCGGCGTCGTGGCCAAGGTTTACGGTGCCTGTAGCAATGTTGCGGGCTGCTATTGGAAAGTCAACCTCGGGCAAGTTAAGCACCGTTTCTATGCGCTCGCCCGACGTTTCGGCGGTTACGTTGAGCTCGTCTAAAACCGTTTGGCTTAGCAAATAGAATTGGTCGGCACAATAAACCTCTACCGTGTCGTTGCCGCCAAGCGCAAAGTTGTAATCGTAGTTAACGACGTAGCCGTTAAAAATGTATTGCGGCGTGTTTGTGCTGTCGTACCGTAGTAGCCGTACTTCGCGCATTGGGGCTAGCCCGGGTTGCGCGTTGGCGGTGTCAAAAAATGGGCTGTCTTGGTTAAACGGATTGAACACGCCAGCGGCCAACGTGTCGTCGAGCGTAAAGGTCATGGTGCCAGCGCCGAACGTGTCGCCTTGGTCGCGGCGTCCACGGCGTACGTTGACGTTTAAAGCACCGTCTAAAACGCTGGCAAATTCGCCTACACCGTCTAACACGTACTCGGTATTGTTGAGCACTCCGCGCGTAGCGTCGTCAAGTGTAAACGCGTTGAGCTGGAACCCTGTCGCTATCTGTAAGTCATAGTTGCCCGATTGGACTACAGCAACAGCCATGTTAAGCCACGTTTAGTTGTAGCGGGCCAGCGGTACGCGAGTAGGCCCGCAACGCGTTAACAACGCTTTGCCCTATTTCGGCGCTAGTAGACAAACCGCCAGCCACGTTAATTGTTACGCCGCTACCGCCCATGTTGCCCATTTGCGATAACGGTATTACAGCCTCGGGGCCTGCCTCGCCAATCATGGCGAGCGTTGGCCCGGTCACTATGCCGCCGTCGGCCATTTTAGGTATCGAGCTGCTAATAGTAGAAACAATGCGGTTTACGCGCTCGGTTACTACTACGTCAATGTTTACCGAGCGCTTGAGCTTGGCGGCTATCTCGTCCATTTTTGCCATAAGTTTTGGCGTTAATTTGGTTAGCTCGGCCTCAAGGCCGTTAACGATAAAGGTTGCTTGGTCTACGCCTGTTTTGTACCACTTGTTGGCGGCTTGTATGCCTACCTTGTCTGCTGCCCGTTGTGCGGCCTCTACAAGCGCGTTGGTTTCGTCTATAGCGGTTTGCCCGCCCTTTACAAGCTCTAGGGCTATTTCGGCGCCAGCAACGTTGCCAGCGTCTAGCACGTAACCCAATGCGTCTTGGCTTAAACCCATTTCTAAGGCTTTGCCAAGGTTTACGGAATACTCGACGACGCCTTTAACTTGGTCACGTAAAGCGTCTAAAAAGCCTTTAAAGCCGTAGTCGCCTGACTCAAGCGCGGCGTTAAAATCAAGGGCACCCTTAACCGCGTCGCTTACCTTGGTAGCAAACCCGTCGAATTCGCCTTGCGCCTCGGCCAACTTATCTTTAGCGGTATCTACTGCCTCGCTCAATTTGTCTTTAAGCGCCGTGGCAAAACTTTCTACCTCTTTTTTAGCGCCGCCTACGTTGTCTTTTGTTTCTTTAAATTTAGAATTAAATATCCCGGCAGCGTCCGCTACGCGCATTTGCTGTTGTGCAGACAAACCAAGTGCCTTGTTGTAAGCGCCTGTTTCTTGCTCGGCGTCAAAATAACCCGAACCAATAGCCTGCAAGCCGTTAACAAACGCCGATATTGGGTTTATTAGCTCAAGGATTAACTTGCCAAATTTGCCTACTTTTACCGTGGCGTTAGTTGCTGGGGTAGGCATATCCGCAAACGCGTCGTTAATTTTTACTAGGCCGTTAGCAAAATCGGTTGCCGCTGGTAGTAGCTGTTGCCCTAGTTGTATTTGAAAGTTTTTAAACAATGCGCTTAGGGTGCGTTGCTTGTTTGCTAGCCCGTCGGCTGTCCTAGCAAAATCGCCTTGCGCGTCGCCTGTCTGTTTGTAAATAGCGGATTGTGCCGCCAAAATCTTTTGTTGTGCTGTTAGCGCGCCGCTGCCCTTGTATATGCCTAATTCCATTGCCTCGGCTTTTAAGGTGGCGTCGTTAAGCAATACACCAAAACGGCGTAGCGGCTCTGCCTCGCCACGCAGGGCCGCGCCAATGGCTTGTACGGCTTCCTCGGGCGTTGTGTTATTAAACGACGCCAAGTCAGTAGCAAGCGTTACAAAATCTGTAGTAAATAGGCTTAAATCCTCGCCAGCGAGCCCGGCAGCTTTACCGAACGTGCCGAAAGCACCGGCAGCGTCAAGCACGGCCTGTTTAGATTGGCCTAACTCTCGGGCGGCGGTGTCTGCAAATGTTTTAACGCTCTTAGACGCCCGCCCAAAAATTACGTTTACCTTGCTGGTTGCCTCTTCAAAGTCTGAGGCCGCTTTAATGGCCGGGGCAATAACTTGGGTTATCGTTCCGATAGCGGCGGCAGCTGGTAGCAATGCGCGCTGCAAAATAAAACCCGCTTTTTGCGTCGTTGTCGTAAGGCTTTTAAATTCGCGTTGAGCGTCGGCAACACCCTTGCCGCTAAAGCTAGTTAAAATCGGTATGTTAATTGCCACGGGTCACCACCAAATTACGGTTTGTCTGTTGCATAACTTTACCCACAATGCTTAGTAGCTCGGCGGTTACCTCTTCGCGGTTGTTTTCTACAGCTCTGTTAGTAACACGCGGTGCAGTACCAATAGAGGCTTTAGAGTTGAGGCTTCCAATGAAATTAGAATTGCGTATACCGCTGATGCCAATACCCACGTGGTCATAAATAGCGCCCGCAAAGCTCTTTTGCTGCACCACCATTAGCTGGTACGGCTTTGCACCGTACACAACCTGCCGGGTGTAACCGCCTTGGTTAAAATCCACGTATTTTTCGCGAGTAGCTCGAGCACCAACTTTAATGCCTAAGCCCTTTTGCACCTCGGATAAATCCCAAGCCGCTGCACGGTCACGAATAAGCGAGCCGCGACGCATACCCGACAACGGGGCACCTTGTTTACGAGATTGGCTTTGCACCATGCTTCGCGCGTCTTGCACAATTTGGTCGCCAACGGTTTTGATGTCTTTAGTCACTTGCCGCCTAATTTTGCGGTCTATGTCGTTTAACTCTCTCAACGCCGCTTGCACCCCGTATACGTCAATTTGTCCGGTTATGCCCATAGCGTCGCTACCTTTTTTTGTGTGCTTCCGTCAACACTTTAGCCACCGTCTGCAAGTCTTGTAGCTCAAACGGGATATTAGGCGGCCACCAACCGACAGCTACTAGCACCTCGGCTAGCTGGCGTCTGTAGGTGCCGCTTCGGTAAAACTTGGTTGCTCGTCGTTTACCGTGTCAATGTTGACAATCGTTTTAAGAAAATTGTCAAACTCTGCCGGTACAACAATCTTGTTTGCTTTCGACGCTTCAAACGCCAAAAACGCCAAATCTTCCATACCAAATTGTCGAGCCATATCGCCAGCGCTACGTTTAAATTTCCTCTCCCATAGCACTACTACGTATAGGTTTGTATCAACCGTGTAGGTGTTGTCGCGTGTCTCTACTCGTATTGTCATTTGCATAACTAGCCTCTTTCGTGTCGGGCCGTGTTGAGGCCGTTATTAGGAAACGTCTACCGAGTACAAGCCGCCAGTAAACGTAATGTCAATGGTTGACAATTCGCCCATGGTGGCGTTAATGACCGGCAAAGACTCTAGGTAAGTGCCGGTCAAAGTAAAGCCGGGGTTTGTTGCCGTGTACGTGCCGGGCGTTGCTGGTGCAGCTGGCGAAACAATAACGGTTACTTGGGTACCAACTAGACCGGCCAGCGTTGCGTATGTTTCGCTTGAGGCGTAGCTCATGTAAAGAGTAAGTGTTAACTCGTTGTTTTCAAGGCCAGCCGAGTTGTAGCGGGCCAAGTCACCAAACGCGGTGCTTTCCAATGCTTCAACGGTGCGCGTAAGTGTTGCGGCGGTGCACTGGTCGCGCAAGTTAACCGTTGCAATAATTACGTCCGGGTTACTTAGGTAAGTTGTTGTGGCCATGGGGTTACTCCTCGTTTGTGTCTATGTCTTTTTTAGCATTTTTTACGGGCTTAGGTGCGGATACTTTAATAAACCCGCCAACTAGTAGCGCCTCAATATTAGCCCCGCGCATTACGGCTAGGTCGGCGTCAAACTCGGCGCCCGGTGTACCCACTCGAGGGCTAACAACGGTGTATTTGCTCATGCTGTAGTACTCGCTTTCAAGTCAATAGTTAAATCATAGGCGGCGTACTCGGCCCCGCCGTAGATAGCCACCGTTGGGCGCCCGCCAGTAACCGCCACGTTTTTAGCAAGTAGTAAAGCTGCCATATTCATTAGCGAGCGTTGCGCGTCTAGGTTGCCCGGGCCAAGGGTAATAAGCCGTACCGGAAACGTAATTTCTACAATGTTGTAGTTAAAGGCCACAAAGCTAGGGGCGTCTATAAACGCGCACGGCGGGTTAATGTTGCGCGGGTCATTCGTGACAGTCATGCCCGTAATGCTTGTTAGCGTCGCTGTCAAGTCGTCTAACGCAACGTTAAAAAGGTCGGTGTATGCGGGTACGGGCATTAGGCCACCGCGGGGCGGTCAATACCCAACAGCTGTTTAACCATTGGGCTAAATCCTGTTGAGCCGCCAGTAGTCATACCGTCAAACGACGCGTAATCCATGCCAGCGCTACCACGTTGCCTATACAAAAAGCCTGCATAAGCCACCGTGCCGAGGGTTACCGCGGCGCTT